ACTAACTATTCCAACAACTAATTTAATAGGTGGGATAAAGGCATCTAATATAGTAGAAGCTATGTCTCCGAATATATCTAATATAGGGGTTAATTCGGGCATTAAATCACTAAAAGCACTAACTACTACATTAATGATCTCACCTAGAGGTTTCATCACTTTTATAATAATTTCACCTAAACTTGTAAATAACGGAGCAAGTGCTTTTAAAAGAGTTGTTAAAGTAGGCATTAATTCTTCAACCAATGGACCTATTTGTTCTATCAATGGTGTAAAAGAAGATGTTAAATCGGCTATTGCTGGTAATAAATCTTTACCTNCCCTTTCTTGTAACTCTTCTATGCTTAAATGAAATTTAGCCATTCCACCCGCAGCTGTCTTGTTAAAAGTATCGGCAGCTCCATTAACTTTTGAACCAACTTGATCCATTATATCACCGAAATTCTCGGCAACAGTTCCCCCTATTTTAAGTGTAACTCCTAATGTTTTTAATCCTTTACCTTGTCCTTCTAAACCTCTAATTATATCATCAGTACTTTCTTGAACTGATTTGCCTGTTTTCTTTGAATAATTTAAAATAACAGGTTCTAAATCTTTGATTTGTTTTTGGGTTAATTTACCGTATGTTTCTAAAGCTGTTTGAGATTTGATTATATCTTGTTTTGAGATAACAAATTTCTTTGATAATTCTTCGGATGATTCTATTATAGCATCAAAACTTTTAGAGTCACCAGCGTTATCTAATGCGTTTTTTAATTGATTAACATTTAATTCAGCTTCTTTTGCACCTTCTATACTTTCTTTGAAAAAATCAGTAACAACTTCTAAACCCTTTTCAACAACTTTTTCCAACGACAATGCCTCAAACATTTTCTTAAACATTTCGGATCCCTCTTTAGAGGTATGCTCTACTTTATCATGAACTTGTTTGAGTCCTGAATCTAACGGTTTCTGGTCTACTTCCGTCCCGACTTTTACTTTTGGGTTTAATTCATCTGCCATACTATTATATAGAATTTTAAATATTTTATTTTTACAAAACTACAAAAGGTGTGTAATTTATTTCTACATTTTGATCTATGTAGATAACTTGTAATCCTGAACCCATAGAAGATCTATTTTGTATTGTAGTAGAAGAAGATATACCTGATACTTGTTCTACTACAAAATTTGATGCCTCTAAACCAGTATCATTTGTATTAAATGATTTAACAGTTTCAGCACTTACAAAAATAATACCAGAGTTTGTACCACATATAACACCCCAACATGATTCTAATGTTACAAATTGAGTAGTAACACCGGGATTCAATACATAACAATTTGCTTGAATATCTATGTTATATACACCAGCTCCGTTAGTATAAGGTTGACTAAATGTACCTAGATCCAATAACCATCTTGTTATAGATGATGCACTAGCACCTGTGTTAGTAGCAGTAAATTTTAAATTTGAATGTAATAAAGTGTTATTACAAAATGTTTGTGTGTATTCGTATTGACTAGCTGTTCCATTTTCAGCAGTAATAGTTAAAGTAGGAATGATGCTAGATAATGTAGTATAATCCACAAATCCTGATGTAGTATAAGTAGAGTATGTTGTACTACCTACTGCAAAATATTTTTCTTTATAATTAACTAAACTTAAATCATGACTAGTACTTACAGTAGATGTGACCGCATAGCTGCTAGGTGCATTAATAATAAAATGATTAGACGAACTAACAGATGCTCCTGTTCCGTGTGCAAAAACATTATTTGCCGCTATACTATGCCCATCACCAATTGCTACAATATTATTTCCTTGTAAAATATGTGATGTGCCTATAGCTACATTTTCATTACCCGATACATTATGAGAATTTCCACCTACGATATGATTAAATCCCATTACAGTATTATCATAACCACTTATAGAGTGGTTATCTCCTTGTATAATGTGTCCTGTTCCATTAACATTATTATATCTTCCATTAATTGATAAATTGTATCCTGCTGCTATATTTCCTTTCCCATAAAAATTATTTGTAGATGATAAACTTAAATTACCAACTATTGATTTATAATTAATTATTTTACTTAATACAGGTGTTCCTCCTTTTGATGGTATGTAATCTTGTGTAGTCATTATGTAATATTATAATTATATGCTTTTATTAATTCTACTTGTGTAGATGTTTGAGATGATGGATCAAAATTTATAATCCTATTAACATGATAATAACCTTCCATATTATCTATTCTACAATGTATTAAATCACTAAAATAAAATTGTGATATATCATTTGAATCCAAATAAAAATAAGCAGTTACAATTCTATTAGTAGGATCTGATAACTGGGTCATAGTTTCTTGCCAATAATTATAAAATAAATTATTAACCGTATCATTAAAGCCAGTATACAATGCCGGTACTTGTCCAAAATTTAAACTAACTTTAGGATTTAATGGATCATTAACCGGTCCACAATACGGATAAAAAGAATAATTAACTCCATTAAAAATAAATTGATCACTACCAATTAATGGCAAAGTATTAAAAATTAATAATCTAGGATTCATTCCGCTGAAAGCTTGAGGTACACCATTAAATGCATTATTTATAATAGTAGGTAAAAATGTATAATTTGAACCCGATAATTGATCTATAGGTGTAGGACTAAATAAACTTGTAACATCATTTTCATCCGTAATAAAATCATTGTTAATATCAAATTCATATTGTCCGTATATTTGATTTGTATTAGCTGTATAAATTGTATTCCAATAATCTTTATCTGCTGTATAACTAAATATATTTCTTCTTAATTGTGTATTAGAAACTACTTGACTTGTAATAGGTTGTCCTATATCTAATTTATTAGTCCAATCTTTTATAACCTGATATTTTGTATAGTAATCATCAGTAGGTTCTATCCTCATATTGTTTGCTTTTAACTTATCGGGTTCTATTTTAAGATTAAACATTTTAGTTACTGTGCTTAATAAATCTATTTGTTTAATATTTGCTGGTAAAATATTAGATGCACTTATTCCCATTCCTCCTATAATAGTATTTGGATCTACTATTGAATATATTCTACTTTGTGGTTGTGTAGGATTTATTAACGAGTTATTAACTATAATAACATCCTGTGCTTGTGGTAGAAATACACCGCCTGTACCATCATTAAGTATTCTATAAAAGAAAAATTTAACTTCTTCGCCTGGTCTTAATGGTTGCATATTTCCTGTAGGATCTGTATTATTTAAAGGGTCTGTTACAAATGATACGAAAGTACCCCACCATGCTACTGGTGGTCCACTATGATCAATATCTAAATAAAATGATGCATTATTTTTCACTGAATAATAAGGTAGACCACCAATAGTTATTATATTATTTGCTGAACCTACCCATGTATATAATACATCATCCAATGTAGGTGGTCCTGCTGGGGGCCAATCAGGGACAATACCTCCGTAATTATTCATACTTCTTCTACATACAATAAAAATATCATCTAACGGTACACCATTGTTTGCAAAAGGATATGGTCCTCCTGAAACTGTATACCAATCTATATTTGTAGTCCATACTATATTTAAATCAGCTCCAAATTTTTGACTGAAAGGAACAGATGGTGTAGGTCCCTTATACCATGCATCTGCTGTACTATAAAATCCATTTGGATCATAATAATCTATATTATAATTAAAATCGGAAAATCCCTGTGACGGATATGTAGCAGGCAAATGTATAGATACTGTTCCGCCTGTTCCTGTTAGACCAGGACCTATCCAAGATATACCACTAGTCGTTAATCCCGCTATAAATACATGATCTCCGTTATCATAAAATAAAGGAATGTTACTTACTTTGGTTAATGATGTATTATTAAAAGGCATAAACATTTGTGTAAATGGATAACTATTTAAAAAAGTAGATGTATAAGAATATCCTGCTTCCAAAAATATTTCATCAAATACAGTTTTTAAATACATACCCGGTTTAAAATAAGTTAAATTTAATTCACCTAATAAATCTTCATCTATTTCACCTGAATAATCAATAAATGGATAAACATAACCATTTGTATAATTTGGATTATACCATGATGCAGTTACATTTCCTGCATTATATGTATGATCATATTGTTTTAAATTCAAATCCGTTAATAACTTTGTTCCAATATTTGTAAATAAATTTGCATTATCAGCATATATAACAACCTGATACATATTTTGATAAGTATTATAATCATAATCTATTTCTATTAATTGCATATAACCTTCAAATACAACAACAGTATTTTTCATTAACCAGCATTTACTTTTCTTTGTAGGGTCAAATGTGCTATCCGCATTTATACTAAAAATATATTCTAAATTTGTTCTATTAACTTTTGTATCAGGCAGAGCAATTTGTTGAGAAAAACTATTATTAGTAGTTGTTATATCATTTATATCATCTATTTGATAATTAAAAGATATTTGTAACTGATTATCATCCGTATTGAAAGTATCTAACATAACATTATAAGATCCATTGCTGAAACTTCCACTGTTAATCTGCACCATTAATTCGTAATATTGTAGGGTCATATTTTATTATTATTTTCGTTTTCTATTTTTACTGCTTCTGGGTCTCCACTTCATAACTATGCTCATAAGTTAATGATAACTGAAATAATCTATCTCTTAAAGTTGTTTTGAATTCGTAATTTGTATCCACTATAACTATAGGATAAGGTGTATTAGTTAATTCATTTATTACATATACCTGTGGACTAATTAATATTTGTCCTAAAAATGCATATATTTCCTCATTTACCCAATCTGTATTTATCAAATGTTGTTCTGTTACTTGTGTACTTAATACGGTTTTTTGTGGTTGACCAGTTATGTAATTAACAGGTAAAATTTGATTATATTCATTTCTTTGCATATTATATGTTTTCTTATTATCTAATCTAAAATTAAAGAAATCAAACGCACCATAACTATTTACCCACATTAATCTAACATTTTCATACCAATAACAATTATTATCTATTTGATATGTTCTTGTTTCGGATGTATAACCTGATGATGGACTAATATCATATACTGTATAATATTCTGTCCCAGCAGGTATATTATATAAATTTGCTGTACCAACCGGTATATCTACTCTTATAAGTGTATCAAAATTACTAGCAGATGCTGATGTTTCTGCGGTATATGTAGTTAACAATACACCTGCCGAATTATAAAATGAATATTGTAAATCAAAAAATACTGTAGGTCCAATCGCAAATCCATGAGGAAGTATAAATAAACTTAATGTCTCATATTGAAATGGCATAATTAATTTAGGGTATTGTCCTATATCACCTTCTGCTACTGGTGTGCCTAATGGATAATCTGTTGAAAATAACCAATTTACTCCAGTAACTACGCCATGAACTATTGTATCATAATAATTAATATTTTGTTGTCCATATTGTCTTGTGCCATTATATCCCCAAAATGGTCCGGAAAATCCTTCAAATCTTTGTAGATCGGTTATAAATCCTGTATAAACCATAGAAGCGGTACTTCCATATACCCATGGTACAGGTGTAGCACTTATTGTAAAGCTATATGGTTCGGCAATAGTTTGACCATTAAGATTAGGATTTGCTGTTTGAATAGTGATTAGATCATATGTTTCAAAATATGTAGTTTCTTCAAAATCTAAATAAAAAAATCCAAATGCGGGGGAAGCACCAGTATCTACTGTAAAAGTTAATCCGGGATTATAATCTATTCCATAACCTATTTGATATTTAACTATTGAATTTGTTGCTAATGTTAATGAAAATGTTGTTCCTAAACTATAAGTAATTCCAAAATTCAAATCATAACTTAATAAACTTAATAATGATTGATATGGGGAATATAATCCATAACCTGTATTAGGTCTAGGTGGCACATTTTCCTGTACCATAAATGAATAAGTGGCTAATATAGGATTAGGATAATAATATAATTGATTAATATACTTCATATTATTATTAGTATAGTTAGTATTACTTAATTGCCAATATGAACCATACAAGTTGTTCATAGGTGATAATTGATTTGGTGTAGTTACTATAATAGTTGACGCAGTAGATGGCATATTAGATGTTATTTATATAAGTATATATTATTTTTAGGATTTTATTTCTTTTATGTAATATGGTAAAAAAGAGAGTTTAGAAACTTAATATATATAATATAAAAAATAAAAATAAACTATGAAAAATTTAACACTACAAGAGAAATTAGAATTCTTTAAAGAAAAAGGATGGACATATGATGCGGAAACAGGTAACATATATTCTCATAAAAATGCATTAATTACAGGAAAACATACAACAGGTTATTTACAATGCAATGTATATTACTATAAAAAATTAATTAATGTTTATGCTCATCAACTTGCATATTATTTATATACAGGTAAAGTACCAACTACTATTGATCATATTAATCAATGTATAACTGATAATAGGATATGTAATTTAAGAGAAGTAACTAAACAAGAAAATACCTTTAATAGTAAATCTAAAGGATATTCTTATGATAAACATGCCAAAAAATATAAAGCATATATAAAAATAAATAATAAACTTATTCATCTAGGATATTATGAATGCGAACAAGATGCTAGACAAGCTTATTTAAACGGGAAGAAAATACATCACGTTATAAAGTGTTCCAATTAATATTATCAATATAATCTTGAATATCTTTTGCTACTGCTCCTTTAATTAATACAGTTAAGTTCTTTAATAACATTTTCTCTACCTTATCTTTTGCATATATCGGTTTAATACCTTTATATGCAATGGATCGGGAAATTGCATACGCACTTGCTTCTGTATTTGTAGCAAATCCTTTTCTTCTAACCCATGTTTCAATCGGTTTATAAGGAACCCATTTTCCCATAGGTGGTTTAGTATAATCAGGTTTAAAATTCTTTCCTAGATAAGGATATCTACCTTGATCTACATAATCAAAATGTTTTGATGCAATTATTTCTAATGTTAAACCATTTAATGTATCCACTACATCATAATCTAAACTATTAATTAATTCGGAAGTAGCTATTTTATTCTCTTGTTTTAATAAAGTTGATAATAATTTAACAGCTTGTCCACCTTGACTTAATAATAATTGTTCTAAATTCTTTTTATCTAATTTCTTGTTTGCCATGTTAAAATATTGTATTAAATGTAGCCGAAATATCATTAATGCTTTTTTTAGCACGAGATAAAGCATCTTTATCATAACTTAAACCATAACATTCTAATGATTCTGCTATCTCAATAGCTTTTTGTAATATAATATCTACTTGATCTCCTATAACAACTACCGAACCAAAAGCATCCATTTCCATTATACCTCCTTGTTCAAAAGGAACTATATAATCCAAATTATCTCTTCTAAAAGAACCTTTCAATTTAACATTATCCCTAAATTCATCTGCAATAGTTATAGGTAAATAATTTTTATAACAATATGATGATTTAATTATTAACTCACAGCCATATTTTGCCTTATAAATAGGTTCCACCAACATACCACGGCATCCATTAATTATAATATCGTCCCAATTACTAATCATTGCTAAATAAACTGCTGATGGTGGTGATCCAGCTCTCATACAAGGGTCAGTAAAATAATCTTTACCATCTACACCTACTCTAATCTCTGTACTAAAGAATCCAGTATGCCCATATTTAGTCAATGCGGGCTCAAATTTCGTGTTTATTTCATTAATAGGTATAGGTGCTTCACTTCGTGTTTTATGGCAACCTACATAGCAAGAATCTTTAACTTCTATCCCATAAATTATGTTGTCTGTGCTTTTACCATTAACACACCAACCATCAAATCCTACTTCTGCAATAACTTCTATTGAATCTTCAATAATAAACTCTAATTCCTCACCCAAAGGACCCAATGTGACTATCAAATTCTCTATCCACATCATTGTTTGGTTCATATTTACATGATGAAAGGTTTCCATATTGCCGCGAAAATAAGAAATTTTAATCCATTTATCTTCCTTATCTTTTAAATATTTCTTTAATTTCTTAACACCCATAATATATTTTGTAGGTGCTATTTCCATATTTTGATATCCTAATTCATCTTTAAATAGATGTCTATTAGTTTCTAATTCTTCACTAGCACATCCACCCCATACTAATTTTCCCATTTTTCTTAATACATTACCCCAATCTTTAAAGTAAATATCAGGAAATACTATAATATCAAATGAATCTATATTAGACCAAAACTCATTTATCCTTTCAAATTCAGTATAACCAGAGCCGATTGAACTCATACTAACCATAGGGAAAGGATTTTGATTAACAGAGTGATAATATACTTTACCAAAATGCTTTGATAACTCATAGGCAACATTTACATAACAACCTCCTATGTTATCAACAACACATACGGTTAATTCTTTTGCCAATTTTACTAAATTATATTTAAGTTTCATGTTTTCATTTTATTTTATTGCAATTAATGGTGTAGAAAAATTACTATCATCCATATTTATTATTGTTCCTGTTATATTAAAATCAATGGATACAAAATCTAATATAACCATTTGATTATCCAAAGTGTTAATATAGAAAAATGGATAAGGAATTGTATATCTTTTTAAATTTGTATTTATTTTACCCAAATTGGCATTTATTATATCCGATGTTACTATCATTACATTCATATTAATATCCAAATCTTGTTTTATCTGCATTAAAGTTTTGTAAAACTTGTGTTGCTGTTAAATTAAATTGATATAATCTTGCTATACCTATACCACCATTTATAGAACTATATGGTGTTAAAATAACATTAGGACCATATCCACCCACTTCTCCGACTGGACTAGGATAACTACTTGAGCTATTACTAATTGTTAATGATCCACTAGCTACTAATACTCCATTTACATAGATGTAAGTTGTACTTGTTGAATCACCTGTCGCTACCAAATGATACCATTGTCCCGAATTTAACGGAGTACCTAAACTGACTGCTACACTTTGTGCTGTACCATCCGAATACATAGTATATGAAGTACTAGTTGAAAAGATATAACCCCAATCAAATGTTGAACCATAAAGTCCCATTGAAAATGGTATCGCATTTGAAAACGAATTTAACTTAACCCAAGTTTCCATTACGTATCCAGATGAACCACTCAAATTAAATATACTATTATAACCAAATGTACCATACTGATTTATACCATTAAATTCTAATGATCCACCAGCATCAGTAGGATTAAAAGTCGGAGAACCAACCAATGTAACAGTTACTCCCGAACCACTCAAATCTGTCCACACTGTCCCACTACCTGGATAACTTGACGTATTAGCACTATCAACATAAAAACTATAGCCAGATATAACTGGTATTGTTGAACTTATTTTCTGTGGTATAAATATATGTCTCCTCATATTATAATCTTATTGTTCCTGATACTGTTTGTAAATTACCAAAATCACTCGTAGCTGTTCCTACTTGTAATGTTAATTCATTCCCTTTATTTACCGTAAATGCACTTGTGGCTGTTCCAGTTGAAAGTGTTGTTGATACAGTCATATAAGTACCTATAACAAGTGATCCATTTATATACAACCCTACGTTTGCCGTACCCGACATACATATACTGTTTAAACTTAATATAGTATATCCATATTGAGCAGTCAAATCTAATGTATAACTATTCAATCCTATAACACTATTATTATCTTGAAAAGTTATTGCTTCCAATAATCCAGTATAACTATTAGCAGTAGGACCGGCAGGTCCTTGTGGGCCAACTGTTCCTTGATGACCTGTTGCTCCTTGTGGTCCAGTTACGCCTTGTACACCTTGCGGACCAGTAGGACCTTGTACACCCACTCCAGTCGCACCTTGAGATCCAGTTATACCTTGTGTTCCTTGAGGACCTTGAGGACCCACTAATCCAGATGAACCTGTAGGACCTTGATACCCCTGAAATCCTTGAGGACCTGTTATACCTTGTACACCTTGAAATCCCTGTGGCCCAGTAGGACCTTGCGAACCCTGAACTCCTATACCCGATGCTCCTGTTGCTCCCTGTGGACCAATAGACCCTTGTGCACCTTGTGGTCCAGTAGGACCTTGATACCCCTGTGTTCCTTGAAATCCCTGTGGACCTGTTGCTCCATTAATACCTGTATTTCCAGTAGGACCTTGATACCCCTGTGTTCCTTGAAATCCCTGTGGACCTGTTGCTCCATTAATACCTGTATTTCCAGTAGGTCCTTGAAATCCTTGTGGTCCAGTAGGTCCAGTTGCCCCAACTATACCAGTTGATGGTCCTTGTGTTCCTTGAAATCCTTGTGGTCCAGTAGGGCCTTGAAATCCTTGTGGTCCAATTGAACCTTGTGAGCCAGTAGGGCCTTGAAATCCTTGTGAGCCAGTAGGACCTTGCGAACCCTGAACTCCTATACCCGATGCTCCTGTTGCTCCCTGTGGACCAATAGACCCTTGTGCACCTTGTGGTCCAGTCACACCTTGATAACCCTGTGTTCCTTGAAATCCCTGTGGACCTGTTACTCCATTAATACCCGTATTTCCAGTAGGTCCTTGAAATCCTTGTGGTCCAATTGAACCTTGTGAACCAGTAGGCCCCTGAAACCCAGCACCCTGTGGTCCAGTAGGACCTTGATACCCCTGTGGACCACCTGCAGGACCAGTAGGTCCCTGTGCACCAGTTGCCCCATTAATACCTATGTTACCATTTGTACCTTGAGGGCCAGTAGGTCCTTGATAACCTTGCGGTCCAATTAACCTCCATGATACAGATTGTGTACCTAAACTTGTTGTAAAACTTAAAATAGGTGCCTGTGGTATGCTACATGGACCCAATGTGTTTGCTTGACGAAAAGTTAATGTAGCCGCCCAACCATTTGTATTATCATCCTCTACTTCAAATACAGGTTGCCATACCGTATCACCCACTGTATTCAACCCCAACGCAGTATATAACGGATGCCTATCAATCATTACAATAAAATCCCTTAAAATACTCTCACAATCCGATAAAATCTCATTAAAATTAGGATCTCCCTTAATAATCTTATCTAAAACAAATATATCATAAGTATTTTCAAATACTTGAATACGACTTTGACCAGGATTTGATGCCCTAACCGCCTTCCCAACGGCAGGTTGTACCCAAACTAATGGATATTTACGAGTTGTAGAAGCATTTATATTATATGTAGGTCCGAAACCAAAATCATTAACCATTAAATTACCCATTGCTAATGAATAAAATAAATCTATGATACTATTTAAAGATTGTGTATTATTTGCCATATAACATTATATATTATTTTTATTTAATTTATTTTTTTGTGTAAATTTAATAGAATATTCCAAAATAATTCATATCAAACTTATTATACTTCCAACAATACCTCGCTATCGCTAAACTAATTACACAGTCATCATGAAATCCACTATCAGCCATAAATTTCATAGTACCCAACTCATTCTGCTCAAAGATAAACGCCTCCAATTCAATACGCAAGTAATCATCCTTCACTAATTTTATCTCCCTCATATTAAAAGCATACACCAATTCATTAATAATCTCCGACTTACTCTTATTCGTAGTAGTAAATGTATCAATATTTCCTATCTTCCTATACAATTCCTGGAATATAGGAAGTCCCTGATTATTACCCTCTATCAATATCTTCCTAAACTTCCACTTATCATTAAGTTTTATAATTTTTAAAATCAGATCCGGTGCCTCCACCTTACTCCACCTCTCAAAACCTACTAAAAATCCATTACTATCAACAATACTTAATACCGTAGCATCATTAATCAAACCCACATCTATCCCAGCCCAATAACTCTCCCCCAACATAGGCTCCTTTATCTTATCTAAACACATTAACTCATTAATATTATTGAAAATAGCCGCACCATCAACAAACTTCGCCTCAATCTCTTGCTCAAATATCTTCGTAGGCATACGATCACGATACCTATCTATCATACGACTAGTAACATACGGATTATCCCACGAAGGAAAACTAAAACTAATACAATCAGGTTTTGATGGGTCCAATCCATCCCTATAATAATCATATAACCAATTCTTACCCTTCGGCGTACTCAATATTAATAACTTCTTACCCTTAACTAACATCATCGGCTCCAATATCGCCTCAACAGTAGTACGCTTTATGAACGCCGCCTCATCCAATATCATATAATCAACATCAGCTCCCCTCAAATTGTCCTCACTAGCGGCACTCTTAAACATAATCCTACTCTTATTAGGAAATATCATCTCTATCCCACCCTTCGGCTTACGCTTATCCTCTACCAACCCCGTATCAGCTAACGCATTTAATATGTGAGTATAACTTTCTAAACTCTGGCCATCAGTAGGACATACCCAATAAATAGTAGAACCCGGATTATTGAACGCTAAATATAATGCCATGTTCTCGGCAGCAATAGTTTTACCCCATTTGCGACCAATAACCGCTACAATACAATATATCGTAGGGTCTAAACAAGCATCTATAAGCAATTGTTGAGAAGGATGGGGATCGTATAGTTGTAATTGTGCCATAGTAGGCATAACTGGACTTGAACCAATAATAAGGGTTCCAAAGACCCTTGTGTTGCATTACACTATACACCTATATACTATATATTATTTTATGTAAGTAAGTTTTATCGTTTTTAAAATCACTACCGCACTTTGATTATACTTCCCCACACCAAAACCTACGCCACCATCTGCCAATTCAGCCATTCTCCAATCCTGCACTGCCACCCATGTGGCTAATTGTTATGTATAAACATAACTTAATATATTTAATGCAAGTTATACATATAATATACTATGATACGGTGTTCTATAATATACATTATGTTAAGTACGCACTATATAACAACTATTACTATGTATAACTTTCTCATTGATTTGCAACACATTACGCATAGTTCTTTATTCTATATGTGTTTCACAGGAAGGAAACATTGTAGGCATAGGAAAACCCTGTGGGGCCCCACAGGGTTTTAGGGTATATTTATATTATTTTAATATGTATTATAGATTATCTAAATCAAAATATGTATCAGGTTTATCTGGTGTGTCCTTTTTAGCAGTGCCAAACTTGGCAGTTAGTACCACATCCGTCTTAATCTCTTTACGTTCTATATTGAGACCTTTTAACTTATTGATCTCGGCGAGGCAGAGCCTCGCCTCCTTAATATCATCCTTTGCAATATTTAAATCATATAGATGGGTCATACGTTTTATCTCCTCTTCCAAATGTTCCCCATATTTAAAGTGGGCACGCGCCTTAATCTCATCCTGGGCATCCTTTATATAGAGCCCAATGGTTGAAGGGGCATATCCTAACCCTTTAAGGTATAGATGGATACTAGGCCAGTCCTCTGTGGTTCTTTTATTAATAAGGACTTCAATCAATTCGTCTCTGGTTAAATCGGTCTTTGGTTTAAACATATATGGTTAATGTGGTTTTGGTTGCAATGGCAACTTTTGGGGACAAGCGGAAATGGCAGGTGGAGGGTCATTTCTAATGTCTTATAATATATATTATAAATTCAATAATTATTGCCTCCCGTTGCAAATTGCGAACTGGTTTACATCTTGGGAACATTCAACTAATTAATTATTGCCTCCCGTTGCAAATTGCGAACTGGTTTACA